TAGCTACGCCGCCCATTGCAAACTTTTGACACCCACCTTTATCTTTTTTTGAAGCTCCAGTACGTACACGATCTTCCATCTTTTTTACCATGCCACCGTGCATGTATTCCATCTCACTGCCTTCTTTTTTAACTGAGCCACCCTCTTTGTAAGCTCTCATTTTACTTTTGTCGGCACATGACTTTGAGTAATAAACGTCATCTGCTTTGCCTGGGTGATTAAGTAACTTTTCAGCTTTCATGCGCATTGCATCAGGTTTGCCTTGATAACCCGCCTTCATATTTTTAGTAATTTCCGTCATTTTGGACTCCTTGTTTAATTAATTCAGTTTGTGATTTTAGTTCCGCCATGTCTTCAACAGATTCGATCTTGGCCTTTTCTCTTTCGAAATCTAATTCTGCTTTTAAGATGTCTGTTTCTGTTTTGAGTTTTGCAATATCCTCAGCAGATTCAATTTTGGCTTTTTCTTTTTCAAAATCTAATTGAGCTTTAAAGATATCTGTTTCTGTTTTTTGGCTCGCTATTCTTTCTTTAGCTTCTATTTCAGCTTGTTTTTGCTGGATATCTGCCATTAGCAATGCATTTGGATCAATTGGAGCTTCTTGTTGGTTACCACCAATATCCGAATCCTCTAATGCCCCTGCAATAGCCATAGCAATACTATTTTGTATTTGTGGATCTTGAATCTCTTCTAACGGAGGTAATTCTTGACCTAGTAGCTGTTGCATTTGTATTAAATATTCAAATGCCTCATGTTCTTTGACATGCGCCATAATTATTGGTTGAAACTCGGGGTGAGTTTGTGCAAATAGCCCATGAGTTAATTTATGAGCTGCATGATCTTGCCAAATAGCAGCTTTTAAAGGTATATCTTTCATAGCGTTTAAGTTTTCGCTAATAGGATCAAGCGGTAAAACTTCTGCTTCTTGTGGTTCTGGTTTTAAAATATTATCTATATCTTGCGCATCTAATCCTTGTGCCTCATAATTCTGTCTCAACACCTCTCTCATATTGTGTAGCTCAGGAGCTTGTTGAGCTGTCCTTAATATAGATTCGGCCTTTAAGATCTTTTGAGTGGTCGAATTTACTGAAGGATCAGAAACGGGAATAATCTTCACTTCTTCTAGAAAATCGTTAGCAGTAATGGTTCTTTGTGAGTTGCCAAAGTTAAACTCTTCTGATTCTAAAGTTTTTCTAAAAAGCTTATCTATCAATTGCAATTCACGAGTCAAAGATACGTGAACTGAACGCAGAACTGATGACTGAATACGATTGTTTGTCTCAAGAAGAGCAATAGTAGTACCGGTTGGAATATCTTCTTTTGATTGAAGCATTCCCATCTCACTTGTAGACCCTAATTCTTTACATTGAGCCACAATCTCTAATCTAAGCTCACGAAGAGCAGCAGAAGGTTCGGAATAAGGCAAAGGCATAAAAGCCTCACCCAAGGGAATACCGCCTGTATCTACTTCTACAAATTGCCCAGGGCCTACAATTAAATCGTTGTTCTGGGATTTAAAACCTTTGCTTCTTAATCCGCCGGGCAGATTTTTAAATGATCCGGCATCTACTAATTGTCTAAGCAGTTTTGTCAGAGTGATAGCATTTGAGCCAATAAGATGGGCTAGACCTATGCCGTAAACACCAAAACCTGGCAAATAGTTGTACTGAACAAAGTAATTTTCTCTTTTTTGCTCTGGGTCATTTTCTTCCCAGTTCTTTCTAATCGACAGTATTTCTTTAGTGATTTTGTCTATTGTAACTATATATGGCAAAGGTATAGCATTATCTGTTTCGTCACCCCCACTATCATCAGTAAAGTCTTTCAAATTAAGGTATGTATGAACTTCGTATATAGGAAACAATGATTGTTTTGTATAGACACTAATATCAACATCGTCTTTTTTAGGACCTTTCTCTTCGTCTTCGGGGTTTTCCGAAGTCTTTAAATAAGATAATTCTGCATCTCGATAGATCTTATTCTGCTGATTTAAAATAATGTCCCTTTTAGAAAGGTGCAAAATATGAGTTAGTCTGCTCGATTCAAGAATAGAAGTGCAATCGCCATCAATTACAAAATCTTCAGGCCGAATAAAACGACTTAATGGTTTTTTTAATAATTGATCGTAATATACTTTTTTGAAGCCGCTGCCATAAAGGCCTAGATAAAGTAAGAATCTTTCAAAATCAGAGTAATAAGATTCATCTTGAACAGTTAAGTAATAATTTAGCCAATCTCTATTAGCCTCACCTTTTTTTTCTATTTCTTCACTGCTAACTCCAGTAATTTTAAATCCAGCTGGTCCAGACCCTGGCAAAAGTTCTGCTCTAGTTGTTGCATAAAAACGAATAAGCGCTGTAGAAAGAGTAGTATCAAACGTTCTAGTAGCACCTTTATAAGGAGCAGCATCTAAATCTTCTAAGGAAAAGCCAAGGTATTTTTTAACCTTCTCAACTGAATCCATCCAGTCTTGGCGAGCTTCGATATCCTGTTTAATAGAGTCAAGTAATAGAGTAGATAGTTTTTTTCTAGCTTCTTCCGGAAATTTTACAGCAAGATTATCGTAAAAAGAGGTGTCTTTATCCTCTGTTTCTGGAGGTGTGCCAATTTCATACACGCTTGAGCCATCTTCTAGCTCTTCGATTTTTCTAATATCATCATCGGTAGTTTTCATATATATATGAATAACCTCATGTTTTTCATTGGGTTAACGCCAGCGAATATTTTTGCCCTATCAAAAACTTCAATATTCGCTGGTGGCTATGCTATACTACTAATAGTATGTATATTTAATATCACAGGAGATTATATCACATGTTTGAAATTCTTGAAAAATTTGTAAAACATCTCGCAAAGCTAGATGAATACTATGTTTTAAGGCAAGAAAAAGAGCATATTATTATAGGGACTAAAATAATAATTAAGGAGCATAAGGAATTTTTGGGTAATGTTTTTCAACCAAGAACCCAGAATGTAGATAAAGAATTGCCAGTTTTCTTTCTTGTGACGATCGCAGCAAAGCCTTTGGAAATTGATAAGCTCTTTCTAAAAAATAAATTGCCCCTCTTGAGTATTAATAACAAAAAAGGAATTTCAACTATAGAAGGTGTAAAAACTTTATTAGACGAGTTTGTGTTAAATTTTTTTAAATCTTGATAATAAATTCTTGCCTGTAACACGTCCACCACGAGAAAAAACGCCCCCAGGAGGTCCTCCCGCTGGATTCATAGGAGATGGAGGATAATAAGCTTGCTCTAGGGAATTTCTCCTAGCCATAATATGCTGATTCATTGTAGGATAAGCTGGAGTTAGAGCACCACCAGCAGCAGCTGGCAATGTCGCTGGATAAGCCGTACCCATGTCTCCTAAAGTGCTATGTAAAAATCTGGCCTCTGGTAGCGAAAGAGGATTTGGTTCTTCCTTAGCACGCCAGCTGTTTATTAGTCTTTCGGACATAAAAGCTGGAAATTCTGATGGACCACCTAAAAAAAATGGTCGGTTCTGTACTCCACTAGTAAGATCAATATCTCTTACAACTGGGGAAATGGCTTGGAATGTAGCACTCCAGTTATCTACTGGAGCATGAGGTGTTGATTTTTTATTATTCCACGCTGGTGGAGCGAAAGTTGGAATTGGAGGGTTTTGTGCATTTCTCCAAGAATTAATCTCTCCAATCATCGGTCCCCTTATTAAATCATTTTTATACCTATTTGAAAAATCGCCCGCAGGCGATATTTTATTCTGTATCTTAGTTACAGATTCCTTAAATTCTCTAGAATTAAAATCATTATCCTTATGTAATCTTCCTAAATGGTCCCATCCTCTTGCATTCAAATTATCAGTCTGATGATCGTTTGCATGTATCAATTCATGCCCCACAGTATTTGGATGAGGTGGGGCAGTAGGAAATGTAAATTCAGGAGTACCATCAGTCCCGTACCCCCAATAAGAAGCAAGACTTCCAGGTGTATTTACTGAATTAACTCTCCCTATCCCTAAGGGATGGTGATTGTTAAATTTTCTAGCTATTTCATTTGTAATTTGTCCTTCAGGTGTATTAGGAATGTCTTCCCATTGATTAACTTCTTCTTGAGTAAGAGCAGCTGGTTGTTTGCCAACAATATGGGTATTCAGAAATTGTCTATATTCACTTAATACAGGAGCTGGACCAGCAGGAGGAACAAGTCTACGACCACGGCCAAGTTGTGATGGATTATTATGAACAGGAAGTGAAGCACCACGGCCATGGCCATGGCCATAAGGGTGGAATCTATTGTGGGTCTTCGACATTTTTATTCCATCTCAATATTATTTTCTTCCACACTTCCTAATAAAGGCGCTTCAGTGTTTTCCAATGTAAATAATTCCCAATATAATGGTTCCATTTTTGCTATTATTATAGCATGATAATAAGGATAACCAACTACTATCCGTGATAAACCACCAGCTACTTGCTCATGACCATCGGTTCCACGAGGTAAAGTATGAGGATCATATGCTTCCTCTATCTTATCTCTAATAGCAAAACGATCATCGTAACTAGTACAATTGCTAATTAGATCTAGTAACTCCTTCGCGTGGTGGGGATTATCTGAAAATACCATTTTGAAATCTTCTAACAGCTCTTCTAAATGTTTATTCAACTTTGCTGGTAATGCACTGAGCTCTTTTCCTGATCTTAATTTCATAATTTCCTCTCTTGTTTTAATAATATTATAATTTAAAACGTTAACTAAAAAAACAATTGTTTATTCCTCTGTTTCTTCATTAGTTTGTCTTTCAAATTCAAGTTTATTTTGAATTGCCGCAGTTACAAAGTCTCTAATATTGCTTTTTGTCCAAGCAGTGTGAACTTTTAACAAATGATGTAATTCATCTGATATATCGATACTTAATCTCGTCATATTGTCCTCATTTAAATAGTTACTTAAGTTGAGTATATACTGAAACGCACATTTAAGTCAAGCATTAATATAATTCGAGTATCTCTTTTGTTGACGCTTGCACAGGTCTTTCATCTCTAGGATTCAACAAGAATTGTCCATCTCTCAATTTGGTAAGTGCTTGAGTCATAGTATCCACTAAATCCCTACTTTCGGCGTTAGGAAAAGATGCGGCGGCTTCATAAAATTCATCGGCAAAAGGCAATAATGTATCATATTTTGGAGGCCTAGCAGGTAACCATACTCTTCCCCCTTCTATTAAAGGAGTTATATAGCGTACACGAGCTATTTTATCACCTTTAGGAATGAATGGGATAGCTCTAATACCCGCTCTATTTAAATCTTGTATCAAAGGATCACCTGAAGCCTTTGCTTCAATAAGACATAGATCCACTGGCCTGCCTTTAAACGCTAGATTTCTTGTTTTACCATTATCCCTATAGTCAAAATACATGCGTTTAGCCAGTTCCCTAAGTTCAGGGTATTCTATCCTTCCACGCCACATAGATAATAAAATAACATTCTCTATATGATTATTATCATAGAAAACACCCCATGTAGTACAGGCAGAATAAGCAGACATTTCATTAGCCGTAAGTGCCGTGTCCCAACTTTGCAATATAAACTCTATTTGTGGAGGAGTACTATCTTTCCACCAACAGAACCAGTCCTTTTTTATAATTCCACCTTCGGACGGGCTAGGCCTTTGTTGCAATTGACCTGCTATTCTATATTGAGAACCCAAAGAATTTTTTAAGCTTTCAAGACCAGCAGCGTCAATTTTTTCAGGCCATAGCAACGCCCCCTCTTCCGTTCTAGGATCTTCCCAAATTTTGCCATTTGTTGATGGTAAAGCCACGGTACTGCTTTTTCTACCGGCTTCATATTCCATAGGCAATATAAGCTTTGTCCATTCATTTATATCATCATGACTTAATATAAAACCCGTGATATCACGCTCATGTATCCTTTGCTGTACAACAACACGGCAATCATTCTTTCTATCATTTAAACGAGTCGACCATACACCTGTCCACCAATCTACTCTATTTTCTCTATATACATCTGAGATACCATCAGAAGCATTATTGGGATCATCGGCAATAAGCATACTTCCTCCTTCCCCAGTCGTGCCGCTCCCAGAAGATGTAGCAATGCGGTATCCTGTTGCAGTATTATCAAATCTTTTTTTAGTATTTTGATCCCTAAGTAATTGGAATCTGTTACCCCAATTTTTTTGATACCATGGCGATTGAATAAGTGCTCTACATTTTTGAGAATCACGGGATGTTAGGCTAAAACTGTATGAAGCATATAAAAAACGCTCACCAGGATTGCGTATCCAACACCAGGCGGGGAATGCTATTGATACCAAGGTCGATTTACTGCACCTAGGGGGTAAATTAATCAGCAAGTTCTTAATTTGTCTATTGCTAACTGCTTCTAAATGTTCACAAATAGCTCTAATATGCCAACCGTCTACAAACGGTATATCTCCCTCTATCCATGACCAAGCCTGCTTTAAAAACTCATGAAGCGAGACCTCTGCTAGTAATTTGTCGGCTTCCTGCTGCAATATAGAATAAGATACATCACTTAATCCAAGATTAAACAAGGATACTTCCAGCTCATTTGCCAATAATTCACTAGATACTTGATTCATGCAGTGTTTTCTTACAGATCAAAGCGTGTAGCAATAGAAAAATGGTGGCCTTTATATTGATTATTCATCAAATTATCATGCTTAACTTTGCCAAAATTTTTCCAACTATACATTAGTTCAATATTAAGTTGGGGCTTGACTTGTATACTTGTTCCTAGCATTAATGAATGCGCAAATTTCGTTATTACTTTGCTAGTATCATGCTCAGTTATCAAAGGAAAGGTATAAGTTTGGTCAGTCGTTGTAGAACTTCCTGATAAAGCATGATTTATTTTTTCCTTTATTCGCACTGCCCCAACTCCTGTACCTACAAAAAATTTAAAACTATTTCTATCTACAAGATCGATAAACCCATTAAGCATTAAAGATTTACCGGAAGTCGTGCGTTTAACAGATTTAGTTCCTGTAGTTACGGTGTCATCGTCACTACAGTTAAACCCAGCTGATTGGTTATTGAAATTAAACTTTAAATGTTCAAACATCAGATCAACTCTAATGTTATTATTAATGTAATAACCAACACCTACTCCTATTGCAGGCGATAGGCTTGATTCGTGGTTTAAATTAAAATTCAGTTCTTCATCAACTGCCTTAATATCAGATACTTTGCTGACTGTAGTTATCATTTTTAAATATAACTTGCTTTCCTTTGTCTCTGTAAAAGCTAAGGAATTAAAGCCAACTAGAGTAGTTAGAAAAAATATTAATCCGTTTTTGAACATGATAAGTTACCTAATATATGAACATAACGATATATTTTATCACGTTTTTTTATATTCTCTAAAAAATCTGTTTAGTTATTATCCTCACCTGTTAATGGGACAATATAATAATCCTCATCGTTTACCTCTATTTCCGCTACTAGTAACTTTTGAATAGGAATATTGATTTCTTCTTTTATCTTTTCTTGTTCTACTCTCGCTCTAGCAAGTTGATCTTTTTCTTCTTGTTGCATACGTTGCATTCTCACAAGTTGTTCTCTTTCTAATTCAAGTACTTCTTTTATTTGTTGGTTTTCTTTAAAAGCTTCTTGTTCTCTGCTCTCTTGCTCTTTGATACGCAATAAAATTTGTTCTTGCTCCAGTTTTAAAGTGATTTTTTCTTTCTCAACTATTTCTTGTTCTATTCTTAGAGTTATTAGCCGTTGCTCTACTTGCTCTTTTTCTTTTCTCAGCTGTTCTTGTGCCATTCTTTCCTTAGTGGCCGCTTCTTGTTCAAGTCTATAAACTTCATTTTCTCTTATTGTCATTGCTTGTTTTGCTTTTAAAATTAACTGTTCTTGAGCAATACGATTTTGCTGCTCTTTTAAAGCTGCATTTTCACTTTGTTGGAAATTTGGAGGGTTTGTAGCTAGAAGGCTATTTTGCTCGGTTAGTTTCTTCTCAGTGCTGTTTCTTCTATGAGTAAATACTTGATTGATATGCTGAGTTAAAAACTTTTTGCTCATATTAACCTCATTATTAATTAAGTTATCATTTCATTATAACATAATAATGATGGTTTAGAAAATAGATGTTGTTGACGTATACAAAAGAATACTTTACAATACATTTGAATACTTAATTAAGAGGATAAATTATGAGCGTTATTACAGCACGTATACCAGATACATTAAATAAAGCTTTAGCAGAAGTTGCTAAAGCAATGGAAAGACCTAAAAGTTTTATCGTATTAAAAGCGATTCAAAATTATGTTTTAGAACTACAAGAAGACATAGAGGATTATAATGATGCTATGAAAATATTAGCTGAGAATAATGAATCTATCTCTTGGGAAGAAGTGATGAGGGATTGTGGTCTGGAAAATTGATTTTGAGCCAGATGCAGGAAGGCAGCTAAAAAAGTTAGATAAATATGCTCAACAGTTAATACGAAACTATTTAAAGGATAAAGTATTAAAACTTAAACACCCTAAACTGCTGGGAAAGGCATTAAAATACAATCTTAAGGGATGTTGGCGTTATCGAGTAGATAAGTTTAGAATTATCTGTGATCTTCAAGAAGACAAATTAGTTGTTTTGATAGTGAAGATAGCTAAGCGTGATGTTGTCTATGAGGATTAAAAGGCACTTGACTATTTTTCTCATTCGGTATAAACTGCATGAGTTCTGCGCTGCGATAAAATGAACCCATAGCTAGCTCATTTATATCAAGACAGAACACCTCCCCATTTTTCAAAAAAACCTAAAATTCCTTAACGAAGAATTACACCTAAAAAAGTTACATAACCTACTTTATGGAAAGCGTTGCTAATTTACAACGTATTTTATCAGGAGTTATTAAGAAGATTAACTATCATTAATATCATCATTTCTACGGAATGTACTACATACTTTGGTAAGTTCATCTAGATTTCTTTCTTTTTCATTTTTATCAATCCAGCATAGGTTGTCCCATACAAATATTTTCTTAGTGGCTTCATCATCCTCTTCACTCATCTATTCCTCTTTTGTTTATTATCTCCTACTCATAATGTACGAGAACATCTTCGTGACCACCTAATACCTCAACGGCAACCTCTTCACCTACATTAGAAACTAAGCTTAAACTCTCTAAGTCTACTTCCTCACTTTTAGCTAATTGAGGTTTTTCATCTTTTTCTTCTTGCACTTCTCTTAACGGTATATCCCTTTTTAATAATGGCGTTCTTGCTTTATCTGCTAATTGTGTAATCTCTAATATCGCCTCGGGAAATAATTGAACTACATATCCGTTTAAATCAAAGCTAGAAGTACGGAATTTAAGAATACCCTTTTGTAAATTATCAACATAGGCTAACTCTTTAAATAATATGAGTACCATACGTGGTGGCGTTTCCATAATGTACCCAAAATCATCAGCGGGCTTATACTTATTTATCCATTCGAATTGAGGTGAAGTTCCTGATCTAGAATCTCCCGAATATACAGTCTCTCTTATTTGCTCACGATATCCTATTTTTTCATCGTAAACATAAGGGTTATCATTAATATGCTGATAATTCTGAATATTATAATTTTTTGGTACAAACCGTGGAATTGTATATTTTATCACGACAGTTCCAGAATAAGTATCAACTTCTAAAGTAAGATTATCTTTTGCTGCTATTTCTTCGCCCTTATAGTTAGTTGTTTCTTTATTAAGTATAGTTTTTATACCGTGACAAGAAAATTTGACCAAAATATCATTACCAGAATTTATAAGAGTTTCATTTATTTTAACTACTCCTTCTTCTGCATTGACTAGGTCTACTACAGAAACTTTTTGTCCATACCCAATAGCATGAGCATAATGATAATGTACATTTAAATTGAAAACTGATGATTTTTCCTCTACTTGCTTAGCCATAATTCATACCCCCTATATTTTCTTCGTTTCTTTATCCTATCTATAATAGTAATCATATCTTCTTCACTATCACAAGAAATAGTTTTATATCCGCCCAAGTTGCTACCAATCCTACCCCATATACGTATTATATCGGTAGTACCGAATAGAGTTGGTTGAAACAAGAGTTTGTAATATCGGTTGTCTTTTGTCCAAGATATGGTCATGGCGCAATCTTTCCTATATACTCTTTAATATAGTTTATTATAACTGTAGTCACATTAGTCTTATTACGAATAGTTTGTACTTTAAAGTTAGCTCTTAAAGACTCTGGTACAAGTACAGTTAAGGTTACCATCTTCTCTTTGGAGATCTCTTTTAAAGCTTCCTCTTTATCAATGCTAATTCTGTTGTTTGATTTAATTTTTAGTGCCATTAAGTACTCCTATTATTTCATCCCTTATTGAATCTATTTCAAGTGTTGCATCACTAAACATAGTATGTTCATTAAATACCGTTTTGCCTTCACTGGCCGAAGTCGGGTACACGACTCGTTGACTAGTGTATGAATTTAAAATCGGTAACTTATAAGGTTCTAATGCCTCTATAACCTCTATACTAAGTTTAGTCTTTTTGATAACTCTACTTATTACAAAGGCGGCAATAGGCTTATCATCAGTAACTTCTTGACGCGCTTTTATTATATCAACCAAATCAGAGGTAGCCCAGATATCCCAAGGAGATGGTTGAACGGGTATTAAAATGAAATCAGCTATTTTTACTGCGGCAATAGCTAATTTAGCTATTGATGGTGCGCCGTCTATTACAATAAAATCATAATTATCTTTTACAGCATTTATATCTGTGGCTAATGATTCTCTATCTAGTCCAATCACTGGAATAATTTGACCGTCATTTTCTGCGTTCCAATCACGAGCTGAACCTTGTGGGTCGCTATCGACAAGTAAAGTTTTGTAACCTTTGTTCTGTAATGAGTGAGTAAGGTTAATAGCTATCGTGGTTTTACCACATCCACCTTTCTGATTTAGTATTGCGATTATTCTCATGTATATACCAATTTACTATATTTAGTAAATACTAGTATAACAGTTTACTACAATTAGTAAATACTAATATTGACATATACTATAATCAGTATATACTACAAACTTAATTTAAGAAGTAACCTCATGAAAGAAAGCATATTATCATCCTTTATTAAATACCTTAAATCCTTTATCTATAACGTTAAGGCAGAAGATAGAGAGGAAATAACCGGCATAATACCGCGTGGAAAATCAAACAGAAAAGAAAGCAAGCTGGATCTACATAGAGGAGAAATAATAAAAGCCCTAGATAATGGAGCTTCTAAGGCCTCCATTGCAAGGAAATACGGCGTTAGTGCCGTCAATTTGCATTATTGGATACAAAGAAGAAAGATAAAGGTACAAAAGAAACGCTAATGAATAAGTCAATACAATACAATCTAATCTAATATATCTGAAGATACTGGATACTCGTCTATTGCCTCAGAGATACAATCAGTCTATAGGAGGCTCACCGTATTTGTTTGTTCCAGGTGTTCCTTTTTTGAAGGCTAAATATATAAAGAGCAACTGGCCAAAAGGTGCTAATATTATTAACTGCCACCATCCACTAGCGTTTAAATCGTGGAGTCTCCTTACCCTCAAAGCAATGCTTTGAAAATACATTACGCAACAAACAAGAAATAAACCTATTAAGTATATATCATAGTATACACTATCTGTTTCTGAAGAATTATATAAAGTATAGAGCATTAGAAAAAAACTAAAAACATCTAGCAAAAACCTAACAATGTACTCCTTCCTATCACTTCTCCCTTTAAAACTAAAAAAACTCCTAAAGAATAAATTATATATATAATTATTCGACATGTTCTATAAACTCTCCTGTTTCTATTAATTTAATATCATGCATATATTGAATCCCTTCTTTTGAAATGGCATACTCATCAAAAGTTTCAAAATAACAAGTTAAAAAATCCAACACAAACATTCCGTTAGCAGCTTTTTTAGACACCGCTGCTACCGCTTCTTTGGCCGCAAATTCCTCTACACTATCATATCCTAAGTTGCATTTAATAAGCCCTCCAATAAAACCAGTTGACACTTTAGCACCAGTCTTTATTGCAGTCCATATATCTTTAGTTGCGACTATATTATCCACATCCACACCGTTACCTTTAGCACGATTAAGATAGTGTTTTATTGCCTCTTGTCTCTCCTCTTTTGAGCCAAAAATCAAATCGCCTTGGTCTTTTGCTTCCTCAACAATCTCTAATTTTTTAAATTTGTACAATAAGATTTTAATCTCTTGTTGAAACTTTTGCAACGCCTTCACTAAAAACCCTTCACCAGTAACTGTAATCTTATTACCTGACACGTCAAGGTATTTAAGATTAGGCAATATAGTAAGTGCGCTAGTTACGCCCAAAACGTTATCATCATCCATACAACTATTACTTAAATTAAGTTTTGTAATAGTGGCAAAATCAGCCCTAGGAAAGTAACCTAGACTACTATGAAAAAAATCAAACTCTTTTTGAGCAGCAGGTTTGTTAAGGAGAACCCATTGTTTTTCAGCAGTAGCGAACGATTGTATTGCTTTTATAGCTGGGGCTTCATACATCTCATCCCAATTTACATGATCCAGTACACTGTCTTTCAATTTTTGACGTGCTTTCTCGGTGTAACCCCAGTACCCAGCCATAGCATGTGACTTTGCCACAATTGCCGGCTGGGTTTTGAACACGTCTAATGCTTTCGCCTTTTCCTTATAGAGAGAGATGAATTTCTGCGCTATCACAACAGATCGCTCAGCTGTATCTACATCACTACGTTTAAATTTAATCCCTGTTGGGACAACGTTATACTCATCTTCTTGCGCTAACTCGTACACTTTTCTACTGTGCTCATACAAAGTTTTATGCAAGTCAAAGGCTCGGGCAAAGACGCCTTGGTTGTGCAAAACGGCATTGTAGTTTCTTGCAGCTAAATCCCTTGATTGCTGGTCCATCATTGGCCATATTGGACTTTGAGCTAGTATGCTTGGATCTTTCCATTTTAAAGCGGCTTGATTATTCTTTATTTGATCTTCGTTGGCCTTATTAAAGGATACTATCGCCTTCTGCACCATCTCCCAAGCCTCTGATGCTGTCGTTCGTGGCTTAGATGCTTCGGCCAGCGACACCTGGCTTACCTTGGCTGCTGCTCTGGTCTGCTGGAGCATTTCCGCTACTTTAGTTTCATACTCATATTGTGCTTGAGATGCCTTAGCCTTTTGCAGAGCCTCTTGAACTGCCTGAGCTGCTTGCTGAGCCTCTTGAGCTGCTGCCTGAGCTTGAGCGGCTTGTGCTTGCTGAGCTGCCTGAGCGGCTTCATACCGAGTCGCCGCTGCTAAAGCTTCACGACTCGGTCCTCTACCACCATAACCATGTGAGTTATTGTGCGAGAACCCGTACCCACCTCCATCATTACCACTCCCTCCATGACTTTCACCACTACCTATATTCCCATGACTACGGCTACTACTCGGGTAATTATTCTTTTGAACACCGCCGCCAGAACCACCTCTAAAGTTTATGTTTATTGTTGAACCGCCTTTACTCATAAAAACCTCAAATATTAAATTTATATCCTTTCAAGAGAACTTTAATTGACGTTGGATTTTTAAATTATTGGTTGTTCAATGTCAAGTTGAAATTTTTAGTAAAGGAATTAATCTAAAATTAACTTTTAAAATAAAAAAAGCTATCCATCTACAAAATGGGTAGCCTATAGTTCAGAAAATTTTCAAAAATTATGAACGAGTCAATTTAACCTTTTATAGCATTTCATTCAAGGGTATTTCCTCCCGTTTAACATCACAACCAGAAAAAATTATCACTGTAAGATAAGTGACTCCTAAAACTATTGTGCAGGCAGCTATTAGCAATAGTATTTCTTTTAAGTTCATTGTTTTTATATTTAGTTAGCCTATGTATTCATCTTTGTAGCTTATTAATCGCTCTATCTTGTCCATGGAATGTTTATCGACTTGCGATTTTGCGCCTTTCTCGCCAGCAGTTTTCATATAATTTTTATAACCATAATATAACTCTCCTACCATCTCGCATCGTTCACCGTATTTTCGGACTGATTCAGGGCACTCTGGATTAACTTCAGTAAAATCTAGCATCACTCTTTTTACTTGCTCCTCGGTAAGGAATTTTAATTTTTTGGTATATGTTGACATTTTATTTATTGTCTCCCCTGCTCTTTTATCTTTCATAATTTCCCATTCTTGTAATCTATTACTTTTTGAATGGCGTATACTTTAGCCATAATTTCTTCTTTTGTTTCTAATTCAAATGGTTCAGTTCCTTGTTTTTGATTAGCTAAGATATCAGCTTGTGTGCGAGCTACAGAAGATAACTGAGTTGCTTCTTGCGCACTTAGCTCCCCCTCTTCTAAGCCGTCCCAGATAGCATTCATACGAGCAATAGGCGTGGCGTCTTTTGCTATTCGGACTTTTGGTTTGCCATATCCAAAACGGTTACGCATTATTATTGACCAGTAAGAAATATTGAAATCAGGGATGTCTTTTGGGTAATCCTCCCATATTTCTTGAGCAAGAGATATTGCTGCTTCATAAGCTTCTTTAAATTCTTCATGGGCTTCTAACCAATCATAAAATGTTTTTTTACCAATGGAAGCTGCATTAAAAAAAGCAGCCAATCCTTTACCTTGATTAAAAACATTAAACAGCAACCCTATATGTTTTTCTTTGTCATATTTTGTCGGTTTACCACTCGTAAAACGTTTTACAAAATCTTTTTCAGTTTTCATATTTTTTCCTATAGGGATTCTGGAGTATGGATATTATGTAATTTCTTGTTAATTCTTCACAAAAACTTATCTTTAATCCAGCTCCAGATTGTTTGTGTTTTTCTTTAATCCGAATTCTCTTCCTCTTTTTTTTAACTACATTGATTTTATGCTGTAGTTGCTTAGCTTCCATGGTCATAATATCATCTTTTTCTATTTATTTAGAAATTTCGTTTTTCTTCCTTTCTAGATAGCCTTTTTTATACTCTTTCAACGCTTGATCTATGTCAAAGTTCTCTGCCATTAATGCTAATGCTCTCTCTTCTTTGGACTCGTTCCACAGTTTGGTTAGAGCTTCCTTACTAGGTTCAGATTTGCCGGCAGTCTTGTTGTATTTCTTTTTAGTCATTGGCCATTATCTATATTTAGTCATCTTTTTAACCTACATTGGCAAATTCATCTAAAACGGTATTTCATCATCACGCAATTCTACTTCTGGAGCAGCTTTTTTTGTTGCGCTTTCTATTTTATATCTTCCCGTCTTTAGCTCCTCTTGCGGATTAGCTCCTTTGTTCAAGGT